TCTTACCACTACCTTTACCCTTCTTGTCCGCTTCATTGATTTCCATTTCTTCTTTCATTTTTTTCTTTGGTTTGTCAGTTGAAACGTAAGTTGGTTTTGCAGCACCAGACTTTGATTGTTGGTTTGGATCTGCTTTCTTCTTTCTACTTTGTGCAGACTTTCTTTCGGCAGGAGTCATACTAGCCCTCTTTGAAGAAGATACACACTTAGGTGTTCCTTCACCTGGTTTATCACTAGCACATGTACCACCAGTGACCACATTGACCCAACCAGACTTACCGTCTTTAGACTTGGATCCCTTAAACCACTTATGTAGATTACCTTCCTGCATATCAATAGAAAGAGTTCTGTTTTATTATTTATTACTATGTAATAGTAACAGAACCATCAATAACTGCATCTTCATCAGGAGCAACACCTACCCAGGCAGTTCCAGTATAAACTTGAACAACATCAGTAGTAGAATTGTAAATCAAAGCTCCTGCTACTGGTGTTAACGCATCCCTCTCTACAGTAGTAAGAACTCTAATACCATTTGCTACCCCACCAGTACTTTGATTTTCAATTACGTCCCACTTTTGAGTAGTGGAATTATATGACAGTATGTAACCATTCTGAAGACCAGCAATATTAACATCATCAAGATCCTTGATGAATCCAGCACCACCACCTCCAATAGTAGAGGTATGTCTGACACTTTCATAGACCATCTTACGCAGTTGGTCTATTTCTCTTCTTAGTCTATTAACTTCACTATCCTTTCCATCACTATCAATCTCTTCATCTGGAGTCAACTTATCCAAAATCTCAATGCTCTTCAACATATTAGTAGAATTATCAACCTCTACATCAACATCATCTCTTATTTTTGCAAGAGTCTCCAATTCTTCTATACTCTCCCCAAGTTCTTTAATATCTACAATAGGTTTTGATGGTTTAAGAGGTTCTGGTTTGATAATATCTTCAGTTTCTATCTCAAGAGGTTTATAATCATCCTTCCAGTTACTAGTATCTACTTCTTCCTTCTGTTGTTTTACCCAATCATCAGGTATAAGATTATGTTTTTCTTTAAATTGATTATGTAATTTGGTTGGTGTAATATTATACTCTGCACTAATCCCTCTCATAAGTCTATCAATTGACTTATAAGATGTACTTTTAAGATTTAGCAGTTCAGTTTCTAGAACTTTTACTGCATTTATCGCACTTTGTTCTACTCTCGGGGTCTCATTGAACAAAAACGCTTCAAAAATCTTTGCGTCTTTTTTAATTTTTTCTAATTCTTTTTCTTTTTTTAAATTTTTTTCTTTAACTTTCTTTTTTTCTTCACTCAAACTTGAGAAAAGGTCTCCAAGGGATACCTCTCCAAGTATTTCTTTAGTCTTTTCTTTGTCTTTTTTCTTTTCTTCACCAATAAGAGAAAAGAAATCTCCTAAGTTATCCATTTTTTATACAGATACGGTTGCATTTACAATAACTGAACCCTCAAATGCCTTCGAGACGACACTCGAACCAGAGGTTATGAGGATATCATAGTAGTTTCTACCTACTGTCAAATTCGATGTAATTGTAGTACCCATCGACAATGTAATTGTTCCAGTAGTTGATGCAATACCGACAGTAAAACTACTTGAGTTACTCAAATCTTCTGGGTATTTCCTAATTTTAGAAACACCCGTATAACCAGTCAAATCAATAATTGTTTGATCAGGATTTTTCATCACAAATTTCTGAGAGAAATCTGTTCCCTTATCAATTTGTATATTTACTGATTCAGCAGCCATTGTATTCTTTTTAGGTATTTAGGTCCTTACCTGCATTCTTCAACATCTTCTGAAGGTCTGCAGTTGAACCCACAAAAAGAGCATTATTGACGGTTGTCGGTCCTTTCGATTCCTCCTCCTTATTAACATCTTTCAACTTCTTCTGAAGATCCATCAACTTATCAGTAGCATCAGAGACACTCTTAATTAATTGACCAGCAACTTCATATGCCCTTGGCATCTCACTCTCTTGAGCGAGTTCTAAGATTCCATTGATTGCTTCCTGACCCTTTTCAATGATTGAATATAAATTACCTCTGGTATATTCGTAGTCTTTACGAATATCTTCCTTGGAATTTTCATACCTTTCAATTCTCTTCTCAATAACATTCTTTTCTGGTGTTACCTCTATTGGTTCAACATCAAAAGTTTCATTGAGCTTTTCATACTTATCCATGATTTACCTCAGAAAAGATTCCCATCAAAACCGAAATTGTCACCAACTTCAATTTGTGCATTATCTGCTTGAGTAATTGTATATACCTTCTCCCCAAGCAAATGATTTTGTAGTGGTGACTTATCTTGAGCTCTCTTAACTAATAACCTATTACCTGTCACATTCTCTACATACATCTCTTCTTGACCGATGTAAATATAAGATTTCTCTGGAATTTTAGTTCCATCATCAACATCAATTACAGTTTCTACCATATCTACATTCTCTGAAAGAAGAGTTGCAACTACACCATCATAATCTTTGACTGCTCTTGGAGTAACTTGATACGTAACATCTCTTTCGTATGACCTGCCACTGGTTGAACCAGCAACATATCCAACAGCAACCTTCTTGATAATGTCTCCAGAAACATCCTTGAGAGGACCAAAGACATAAGTCTTCGCAGTGAATGTCAGAGTGTATATAAGTGCTCTTCTTGTATCAAAATTACCTTCATAATCATCACTCATATCAATGTTATCCAGTTGAACCGGAACATTGATTACTTCATTCAGATTACCCAAGAACTTAATAGGGAGTGTATAACCAGGTTGAAAGTAAGGAACAATTTGTTCAATAATTTGAAGCATGTCATCATTCAATTTCGTGTAAATTGAAAGAGTAATTGTCATATTATATGGAACAGGAAGATATCCTTTCTTCGTCTCTGTCCCATCAGAATCTGTGTAAACTACCGTCTGTGTTTGAGTTGATTTTCTTGAGGAATCATATGCCAGATTTGTAAATTCAAATGACATCCTCGGAAGTGTTATTTGAACTGGTGCATTCAAGTCTGGATTCTGTTGCAGTCTTGCAAGAAATTTTTGAGTAGGTCCGTAAGCAAGAGGAACTTTGACGACACTAAAGGTGGAGTCATTCTCATCTTTATGTTGAATTTGGATTCCATTGAACAAAGAACCAAATCCAATAATTACAGATCTAAAGATCTCATTGTAAAAATATTCAAACATTACTTTGAAGACATATACTTCTATTTAACAACTTTTGATTACGGCATACCAAATGGATTGGATGTTGAGAAATCTAAAATTGTTTTTGCTTCTGACTCAATGTTATCATTATCTGCAAATGGTGTGACTAAATCATCAGTATTTACAGAACCAACTACATACTTTGCTCCAGATGTATTGCCGGTTATATATTCTTGTGGAACAAAACTACCACTTACAATACTAATCTCCATAATATTTGTAACACCATTCCATTCCTTGACCCTTGCAGTTGTACCAGATACAGAACCAGTTACAATCTCATTAAATACGAACATTCCACCAACACTAATATCAGGATTATCGACAAACGGTGGATCAATAGTTACGACTGGGTTAGTATCATATCCAGAACCACCATCTATAACATAAATTGCTGTAACGATGCCTGCACTAATTGCTGCAAGACCAACCGCATATCTAGATGGTGATGGGTAGAATGAATCGAATGTAGTAGTAGAAGAATCCCAATAATGATTAGTATCACTGAATAATGGATAAGTTCCTGCAGTCAAACCAATAGAAACATTAGGTGGCTTGACATATCCAGAACCACCATCAGTAACTGTGATTTTACGAACAGAACCATCTGTAGAAATACCAGTAGTAGCAGCTGCACCAACACCAGTATCTCCAGTTATCGATACCCAAGGTGCAGTAACATATCCACAACCGGCATCTGTCATATGAATAGCAGAAATTCTACCACCGATACCATTACAATTTGGATAATCGTAAGATAGTGATGCAATACCGGTAGCAGTAATTCCTCCTGGAGGTGCTGAAGAGAAACCAACTTGAGGTTGAGTCACATAATCCTTACCCATATTGGTAATGGTTACTTGACTAACTGCACCTGCGGGACATACCTGTGCGGTTGCTGTCGCAGATCTACCAGCACCAATTAGTGCCAGTGTCTGAATATAACCAATCTGTGCAATCTCATCATCAATATCTTCAATACCAGTATCAATAACCTCATCTTCATAACGGAAGAGTTCACATCTTAACTCATAGACATATGTCTTCTTGAGTTGATAGAAAGGTTGTTCATGTTCTACAAACTTAATTTCAAATAACCTATCCCCAAGAGGGAAGTATATTA